GACATTCTTTTCATCCAAAGATCCAAGAGGTGCTTATGATGAATTTATTGAAATTGTAAATACTACATTTAATGATTACAAAAACGACAAACAAAAACCTCAGGAAAAATGAGTGGACTGGCACTATAAATCTTTAATTGAAAGCATTTCCAAAGCTCTCTGGTGCATTTTTTGGATTTTGCTATTCATTTGTATTAGACTTTGGACGTGGGTTATACGATGATGGAATGGATAAGTGTAATGGATGAATTACCGCAGAACAATACCCGTGTGATAGTGTGCGATTCCATTTCTAAGTCGGTATCAACTGCTATATATGAAGACGAAGGATATCAATTTTATGTGTTGTCATTTTTTATGATACCGGAAGATTTTTGCGTGACACATTGGATGAATTTGCCAAAGTATATGGAGTAATGATGGAATGGATTAGCATTAGTAAACAGTACCCAAAAGATGGTCAAAATGTAAGAATTAAGATTCCTGACGGGAATGGAAAGCCTATAGAGTTTGATGCCGTATTTAAGGATAGGGAAGATTACCGTTCATGGAGTTTTAATTGTGATACGGAAATACTGAAAGACGTTGACGGTTGTATAGCTAAACCAACTCATTGGATGCCTCTACCTAAACCTCCAAAGGATGAAGAATGAACTGGATCAGTGTTCATAAACAATTGCCAAGACCATTTGAGGTTGTATGGATCTACTGGAGAGACAGAGAGATTCTTTTAGGGTGTAGAGTATATCAAAATGATGAGGAAAATAGCCAATCTTCTTTAGAAGGATGGTACTCATTTGAAGACGAAAAATGCAGATGGACTAATTGGTGGATGAGAGTTGAGGATTCATTAGACAAACCAGAACCTCCCTATTTCAAGGATAAAGAATGAACCTATTGAACTTTTCAGCCGAACAACTCAAGAACATGTCCAAGGAAGAAGTCCACGAAGGATACAAGAAGATCCTGTCGGTCATGCTGATGGACTTTTACATCGATTGCTCTAACAGTTTCAACAGCGGTAATGACATCACTGTGAGAGACTTAAACAACTTCATCGCTCACTGGCTTGAGAAGAAGATAATCAAAAAACCAGCAGAGGATTGGAACCCAGGAGATAGTGGGAAATGAAATATAGACGTCATTACAAAGAAGAAAATTCGTATATGGATTACAAATCTAGAGAAGAGATAAAATCAAAAGCATGGTCTAAACTTTCACATGAAAAAGATCCTAAAAAAAGAGCTTTGATTTTTCTTAATGAAATTATAATGGCTCACTACTGGAGGTGTAGAGAAGGTTTAGAAGATAGGAAAGATTGCAAAACTTTTTTAAAAAAAATCAGGGGAAAAGAATACTATCCAGAATACAGATTGGATATAGATCATTACACTGAAAATTGGCTATGGTCAAATAAACATTGTGTTGACGACGATACTTATTTGGAACTATGTGAATTTTACCAACCAAAGTCAAACAAATATATGAAACAAGGTCAGACTTCATATTACTGTACTCTGGGAGATAGTGGCAAATGAGCGGAGAATGCGAAAATTTAGGAGATGATGAAACAATCGAGTCACTTAAGATTATTTTTAAAACTTTAGACAATCTACAATACGAATTGTCTGGACGAGAATACACATTGACTGATGATGAGATGTCATGGGTTTTTTTTTGTAGAGATTTGGCCGAAAGCACTATAAGAAAATTAGGTGTGAAATATGTCGGGTGAATGCGACAAGTGCAGCGAACATGTATTGGATTGTGATTGTGAGATAGAACCCATTATCCCTCTTCCACTTCCATTTGATCCGGACGAAAAAATATTCAAAACTGTGGATGAAGAAACCGATGAAGTTTTAGAAACTTATAGCTACAACGATTGGTTGCAAAAAATCCAAGATATGGCTGGAGTGAATGAAGAATTATTAGGTCCTAGTAATATTACAAATAATTTGAAAATGGGAATGACATGACACGAGAAGCAAGCGAAGAAGAAGACGAAGCAATCGTCCATATGAAAAATCGAATACTACAGTCCATGCGTTTGCATCAGAATAGAGACGTAGGGGTTGATTCACTGATCGCGTTGCTCATCAAAGAATACCAGGATGCAAGCCATGACAAGCAAGCATTCATGAGGCACATGGAAAAGTGCTGGGACTACTACGAAGACAGGAAGGAAATTTCCCCTAAGCAGAGAGCAGTACAGAAGCTTTTCAGAGTATTTTATAAGGAGAGTTGATTTGAGTCCTTTGGAAAACTTCAAATGGCTTATGGTAGCAATTCCTTTAGGTCTTCTCATTTTTGGGATTTTGGTTTTATTTTCTTCGATGCTTGAAAGAATTTTCACGTCGTGATACATTGAGAACATAGCATAGCTCCTGTTTGCTATACCCTCCTTTTTATGTTGGCTTACCCGTAATCGTGAGGTTACGGGTTTTTTATATGTAGGATTTTGATAATGGGTAGACCTTTGAAAGAGATTGATTGGGAGGTAGTAGAAAAATACATGCAAGCCGGATGTAAAAGCGGAGCTACTTTAGCAAGAAAATTTGATATGCAAAATGAAACTTTTTACAAAAGATTCAAAGATCATTATGGTTGTAGTATCCAGGATTATCAGGCCGGACAAGAAGAGATAGGAGAGGCTGAATTAAGAATGGTTCTACATGAAAAAGCATTAGACAATGATGCCCCCGGAAATACTACTTTACTTATGTTTTTAGCAAGATGCCGTCTTGGTATGAAAGAACCCGAAACAGTTCATTTATTGGCTGCCAATCAAGAACAAATCGATCAGTCGCACGTGATTATGCAGCTTCAGCATGAGAATGAAGAGCTCAAGAAGCATTTAAAAGGATACGAATTGGTTCAGCACGGTCTTGAGCAAGAGGTCGATAAGCTACATGAAGAAAATAGTGAGCTAACAGGTTGGGGTTAGATGCCCACAAGCCCGAAACAGAATAAAAGCTTCTGCGAGGCTACACATCGCTTCAACATATGGGTAGGTGCGGTTCGTTCTGGTAAGACCTTCTCAAGCATCGAACGATTCATGAAAGACCTGAAGGATGGCCCTCCAGGTGATGCTATGATCATCGGTGTCAATAGAACTTCAATACAGCGCAATATTCTGGTTCATCTTTACAATAAATTAGGATTTCCTTGTCCAACAGAAAAGGCGTCGAAGGACCAGCTATACGGTAGAAACGTATGGTTCGTAGGTGCTCCTGATGTTAGCGCAGTATCGACGATTCAGGGAAGTACTCTAGCTTTGGCTTATGTCGATGAAGCTACAAACATCCCTGAAGTATTCTGGAAGATGCTTGAGTCACGTCTAAGCGTTAAGGGGGCAAAGCTTCTGGCTACTTGCAACCCTGACGGCCCCGCACATTGGTTGAAGAAAGAATATCTCGATAAACCTGGATTGGATTTGGTATCTTGGAGCTTCAATCTAGACGATAACCCTTCTCTCGATGAAGGATTCAAGCAGCAAATCAAGGCTTCATACACAGGTCTATGGTATAACCGATACATCCTCGGAGAATGGGCCCTTGCGCATGGAGCAATTTATGACAACTATGACCACAACAACGAGTACGAAAGACCGGGTTGCAATCCGAACTATTACATATGTGGAATTGATTACGGCACAACAAATGCCACTGCGGCGGTCCTTTGCGCGGTATCTCCACGATCCTATCCCCAAATACGAGTGGAAGCAGAATATTACTATGATTCCGCAAGGCGTGGTCGCAGTAAGACCGATCAAGAACTTGTTAGGGATATTAAAGATTTCGTGGGATATAAGAATGTCTCAGCGATATATGTGGATCCTGCCGCAGCATCACTCAAAATAGCTCTTAGACAAGCCGATCTCCCCGTACTCGATGCGAATAATGATGTCCTGCTTGGCATTAAAATTTGCTCCAAGTTCATTGGAGGAAAGAATATCGTCATTCATCGAGGATGCACAACCCTAAGGGAGCATCTACAGTCTTATGCGTGGGATCCGAAAGCAGCCGATAGAGGCGAAGATAAGCCCGTGAAGAAGAATGATCACATCTGTGTGGTAAGTGATACCCAAATACAAACACGAATGGGAACCTGTAAAATATCTTATTTGATAGGAACCACACATACAGAAGTTCTTTGTTATGATGGTAAAAATTTTGGATGGGAAATTTGTTTTCAAGCAAAAAAGACAGGTGAAAACAAGACAATCCTAAAACTTACTTTGGAAAATGGTAAAATTCTCAAGGCAACTCCCGACCATAAAGTATTGACAAGGCGCGGATTCATTGAGATACGATATCTCTTGAAGACTGATGAGGTATTTTGTTATGATTAAGACATGGAACATCAAACACATTATGGTAAAAAGTTTTACCTAGACAAAGAAACAGGATATTGGATTTCTACCACATGTCCAAAGATTAGAGCGCATGTATGGGTATGGAAATACAATCATGGAGACATACAAAAAGGTCTTCACATACATCACAAAGACGGTGACAAATCGAACAATGATATTGAAAATCTAGAATGCATCACCGTTAAGGAACATGTTTCTAAGCATAGAAGTGAAGAAAGAGATGCACTGAATAGGGTTCATGTAGACAAGATTAGGCATTTAACAAAAGAATGGCATTCCAGTGAAGAGGGCTTAGAATGGCATCGACAACATGGTTTAAAGACATGGGAAGAAAGAAACCCGTTTACAATCCCATGTAAGAAATGCGGAAAAATAGCAGAAACAAAATGCTTCCATCAAGACTTCTGCTCTAACGCTTGTAAATCATCTTGGAGACGTGCGGAAGGTTTGGATAATGAAGAAAGAGAATGTGTGATTTGTAAAGAAAAATTTAAGGCTAACAAATATGCCAGAACAAGATGCTGTAGTAGAAAATGTGGGGGTATACTCCGCAGTAAAGAGCATTGAAGAGTGCGAAAATGAAGATGTGTATTGTATTTCTGTTCCTTCTACGGGTAACTTTGTAGCAAATGGAATGGTAGTTAAGAATTGCGACGCCCTTAGGTATGCCGTATGTTCTGCTTTCCCTACAGGGGAATTTTCTCACCCTGATGAGAACATCTCATACGATCAGCTCAGACGTAAGGTATTCGGATACGATGATAATCCGTTAGGGCCAATGGGCGAGGGAGGTTTTTGAGATGAAAGTTATAGGTTATGTAGCTATAAGTCCAGATGGAAAAGAAAAAGCAGATGTTCCATTAGATGTTCAAAGGAACATGATAGAAAAATTCTGTAAAGAAAATTCTTATGAAATCCATTCAATTTATCAAGATATAAGAAAGTGGGATTCTGAACCTGAATCAAGAAATGGTTTTATGGATGCTTTAAATATAATCCGTAAAGGAGATATTTTAATTATAGCAAAAAGAAATTGTTTGGCACTTGGAAGTAAGATGACACTTATGCAAGGAATGATTCACGATAAAAAGGCTAAGATAATCAGTACAGAAGGAGAAGGAACGGGAGTAGACCAAGAAGATGTTTCACAATTTATGATGGCAGGAATGATAGATATATTAGGAGAATTTAATCAGAGAGAATTTGAATACAGAAAAGAAAAAGGTTGGTAGGATTTGTGCCGCCACTGGCTGCACAAATTGATTAAAAAATTGCCTAAACATCCTCAGTGTGGTATAAAAGAATTTAATCACACTACACGGGTGGCTAATGGGTTCTTACGAATCGGGCAATTATTCCTTGGGTTACATCGATCCATCCGATGTTCAAGCGAAAGATCTCAAAGCCATGATGGATTGGTTCTATAACTCCAACTACCCTGTTAACTCAGTTTATTGGATGCAAGGGGCGATCGATAAGCGCTTCAAAGTTGGCGAACAACAGCTTTACAATCAGTTCTACGGTAACAACAGCCAACAAGTTCAGAAGTTCTTTTTCAATCTGATTCGCCGTCACATCAACATGGTAGCCGGCTATCAGCGCAAGAATCGCAAGTCTACGATCATGATGCCAGTCTCGGACGATGGAGACCCGCTTGCTGACGATTACAACAAAGTTTTGCGTTGGTGCGATGACAGAGACGGATTTCAAGAGTATCTGTCACAAGCATTCGAAGGCGCATGCGACACA